TCTTGTTTCAACAACATCATGGCTTCGGGGGTCAGAAACGCGTGGAAAGTCTCCTCGCCACCATTACGCACGCCGCGCATGTAGGTCTCGCGAGCATATTTCTTCAGCTCAAGGAACAAATCCCAACAAGGCAAGCTGTTTGTAGAACCGAAGCCACCTGCTGTGGTAGTGGCGGCGCCGCTCCCTACCGTAAACCCGGTGGTGGAAGTCCAAGAACCCACGCGCTTGGTAGACGGGGGTGTGTTCGCCGCAGCGAACTCGAGTTGGCTGAACTGGCTGTCGGTGCGTGCTGTGCCGTCTGGCTTCAGAGAGTAAGGCACGCCGCCCAAGGTTTGGAATGCCAACTGGTCGATACGATCCGCCAACCAGTACGCCAACACGTCGCGTGCGGTTTTACGGAAGTCGACAATCGACTTCTGCTCGGCGATACGACCTTCGCTACGGTGACCGTGGCGGAGCTGGTCGATCTGGATGACCTGGTCGTACGACTTGATGGCTTCCTCGTTGCCTTCCAGCAAACGATCGCCTACAACACCGTCGCCTTCCAAATCCGCTACCAGCGTGATAACCGCGCGGGTACCTTTCTCAGACTTTTTCAGTTCGGTGATGTGTTGGACAAGGCTGTTAGGGCCTTTGCCCAAAAATTTGTTCAGGAAAGACTGTTCGCGAGCCTGTTTCCACAGATCCATCGACCAGATCGTCTTCTGCTCTTCGGTCAGTTTTGCAAAGTTAGTAAGTGCCATACAGGCCTCCAATAAAAATAATAGGTTTTACGCTGGTTCCGAGTGTCTGTATCGCTAGACTTGCGCTAAAACCGACTATTAGGAGGTCGGGGTCCCCGTTAGTAAGTGCTTTTTAACCTGCAAAGCCCCCTGTGTCAACACCTGGAGCAGATATCCAACCACCACGGCGGCAAAAAACGCGCCGAAAATAGGTAGTAGCAGCATGTACGCCGCCACTACTACCCACTGCGCGACTTTACAGCGTATCGCCACGGAGCTTCGCCAAGGTGCGTTCGTCGAGCTTGCCGATGTTCTCCGCCGTAATAGACGCCGCTGGAGAAGCACCCGCTCGTCCACCGCCTTGCATCGAAGGGGGTTGGCGCAGAGGGGTGCCGCTGCGGTTAACCGCTTTGGGCGGGGCGCCCAAAACATACCGCGCCGCGCGGGTCAACGCAGTTGCGCGCGGCACACCTTGTCCAACGAACGCGTTGACCAGTTGGGCTACCTCTTCCGTCGCTTCCCGATCGAATGCGTCGCTGTCAGGGTTCAACGCCGCATAGGACGCCTCAACTTCGATCAGCGTTCGGTCGTACCGCGAGGACTCTACCGCGTTTGCCTGCGCATTAGACGCATACGAACGCTGCTCCTCAGCACGCTGGTAATCACGGAGTTCATTCAGCTGACCGCGCAGTTTGCGGGCCTCCTCACGGTCGCCGTCTACCAGAGCTTCCTCGTACTTGTCTTCGATTTGAGCGATGGCGCTGCGCACCTCCGCAATCGAAGGCATGTCCGGCTTACTGTTGGCACGGCGCATCTGATCTTCCATTTCCTGAATGCGCTGCTCGGCCGCTTCGGCGCGACTACGCTCTTTCGAAACGGCTTCATCAAAACGCGCTTTCGGGATACGAATGTCTTCCTCGCGCCTCTGTTTATCGGGGTCCTCATCGGGGTCTTTGAGGAGTTCATCGAGGTCAATCGATTCTAACTCGTCGTCAAACTGGGTATCTTGGTCGGTGTTCATGGTTGTACTCCATCTTGGTTAGTTTGCGCCCCGTCGGTCGAGGATTCTTCCGAGGGTGTTGCTTGGGGTGTCGGCGCATCCAGTGCCTTGGTAGCCTCCGACTCATACGCTTCAGCGGCTTTTAAGAGACGCTCTGAGTAAGCAGCGGCCTCGTCGTCTTCCATCTGTTTCGCTTGCGTAGCTTGTTCAAGCGCGCGATCCTGTTCTTTCTCGCGCAAGCGCATTTGTTCGACAGTAATCTGCGTGTCCGCGCTGACGTCTGCGACGTACCGCTTCGCTGCAGCATCCAAGCGCATACGACGCTCTTCAAGCGCCAGCTTCTCGCGCGCGATTATAAGTTCGATTGTGTCGGCAATGCCATCCGCGTCCGCGTCGCTGCCTTCCCCACGGGCTTTTGCCAGCGCTTGTTCCGCCTGGGCCATCTTCAATTTCGCAGCGGCCTCCTTGTCCATCACCTCCGCCTGCAACATGCGCATCTGCAACTCCTGCTGCATCTGCTGCATCTGCTGTTGTTCCGGCGTCATCTCCCCCGCCATCTCCTTCAAAATCTCCGCCTTGTCTTTCAGACGACTTGCCTGAATGAGATACTTGTCCGGCAGTTGTACGCCTGCCTCGGTACGCAAGCGGAGCGCCTGATCGTATTGTGTCTCCTCGAAAGTATCGCGGTCTGGCTGGTTCGTGATAACCACAGCGTATTCACCCAGCGTCAAATCGTTCAGGATCGTACCGTCCGGCGTCTGCTGGTTAACTGCCATTGTACCTGTATCACCTGTCATGCGGTCGGTAGTAACGACTACTAGGCGCTCCTCCGTGTAGAAGCGCTGGATCAACCCCAAAACGACACTCGCCAGCAGGAAGTCCGAACGATTCAGCGAATCCTGGATATGCGCCGTACCGGCCGATGCCCCCGCCTGATTCGCCTTTACCGCCTTGGCGGACACGTCTTCGCGAGCGAAGCCCGTCATGTAGTCGCTCACGCCGGAAATCGACTTGATGTGCTCTTCCGACTTGTAGCTGATGCGGTCCAGCCCCTGCGGCGTAGGGTTCGCTGGGATCTTCTGTATATTACCCATGTCATCCAGTTCAATGACGACCCCGGAAGATGACCCCCGCTCCTCCAACTCTGATAAAGACATATTCTGGAGTGAGTTGCGTTTGACGAAGTACCCGCTGTTCGCCGTGGTGTTGACCACGTGCAGCTCTTGCGAACTGACCTTGTTCAGCAACTCTTGCGGGCCAAGCAGGTTTTCGACCAACCCAATGGTTGCGCCGTAACGGAAGTATGGGAAATACGGGATAAGGGTGAAGTGTTTGTACGGCGACCAGTCATCGTGGAGCACGACGTTGTCAGCAGTAACAGTCCAACGTATCCGTTTAACCAACTTTTTCGTGGTCGAGACCCGCCCTTGTGCCTTCTCGATGACCGTGGCAATTCGGTTGCGATCCCAGGCATTTGGAATGGGGCGCATGTCCCCCGTGGATACATCCACAAAATGCAACTGCTTGTCCAGTTTCCGATACTGACGGTCGAGCACTCGTACGTTGCGTCGCAGGCCGTACGGTTCGGTAACTCCGTAATAACCCGCAAGCGGTAAGACCCCACCAAACCGGTCTCGCACTCGCTCAATAGAATCGTAACCGTAGGGGAATGCTGATCCGTCCAAGTTCTTGAGGTATTCGGCATCATCTTCGTTGTATAGAATGGATACGTCCTGCGGAGTGATCCACTTGGTCGTGAACACGTCGTTCCACGAATCCGGGTCATACTCATCTGCATCAGGATCAACAACCACATTCTTTGAGTTCACGTTGGTCAGAACGATCTCACCAAGCATGGAGTCGGTAAAGTCGAGCCGCATGTCCACAAAGCCACGACTACGGATCACGCCATCAGCGAACAACTCACTACGTGTCCACGGCAACTGGTTCCGTTGACTGAACTGCTTCCACACCTTGCACAGAATTTCTGCCGTTTCCTCCCTCGCACCGCTTGCTGGACGAAAAATCGTTTCGTTGCGATTATAAATCTGCTCTCCAAACAGCGTGCCGAGGGTCGAGATAATTTTGTTCAGGGTGAGAGCAGGGCGACGCTGAAGATGGAGCGTGTTTAGGTCTGTGACGCTCCACTGCTCACCTTTGAAGAATTTTTCGCACTTGTCCGCTTTATTTATAAAGTCGAGATGTCCACGATCACGACAGTACTGAAAACGTATCCATTGCTCCGAGGCCAGTTGGTCATTTATTGGCATACTCGCCCCTAGCTCAAAAAACGCAGTTTGTACTGAGTCGATGCGATCAACTGACGAATCTCATCACAGATGTTGTTCAGGTGCGTGTCCTCTTCGTCCCAATCGCCCTTGTGCGCATCGATGCAATCTCTCAAATCATCCATCAGTGAGAGAGCATTAGAATACGGGGTATATTTTGATGGGTACTCGCGAATCAGCTCATACCCACCCTGGTACGCCTCTGCGAGGTCATCGGTCAGTCCAACAATCTCTTCGTAGAAGGTATTGAGCGCCATGTGTTCGGAGTACCTGCGCGACTGCAGATGTAGTACGTGCGCTGCCGTACGAGCATGGAACAACCGCATGATGAGTTCGCCGATAACCACGAGTCAGATCGGAGTCCAAACCAAGGTGATCGTATCTGCGCCAGCAAGTGTGACGGTAATGCCATTCAGGCACAGTACGCCAAATGGACCAAAGAACTTGCCCTGCTGGGTGAGGCCAATTGCGCTCGTGCTGACGGCAGTAGAACCTCCACCAATTGCCGCAGCATCTTTGATCGTGATCAAACCCGCTGTCGTAGCATCAGGAAGAATGGCTTGAAGATTTGACTTTACTGACGAAACGAGAGTTTCTGTCAGAGGCCCTGTGAGACGAGTGTTGTTTGCGGCAGCGGGTAGTGGCATATAAACTCCTTTATCAATCCGTTGGACTCACATCCATTGTTGCTATCTCACCAAGCAGTCGCGTGGATGCGCTCCGGCATG